GGAAACCCTAGTTTTAGGGAGAGGATCTACACCAGAGGCCCCCTGTTGGTCTTCCAACAGGCTCTGTGCAGCTTACATGCAAGGAGTTTCGTGTGGTATCATGGGCGATGCGTCGGCCTGCCACCACAGCAAGCCCGTTAAACCTGTTTCCCAGGATCCGGCACCAATACCCACCCGACCGACCTTGCACATACAAGCGCTCTTACACGAGTTTGCACCTCGTGTGAAACAGGTTCTGTGTTGATCAGACACAACCCCTGGATATACTACTTGAGTTGCATATCAGAACTCACAATGTCACTTTGGCCACATTGTAGGCTCACCTACCCAGATCCATTTTACGTCAGCTGGTGAAGACGCTACTAATTAAATATGGTGTCAGTAAATCCATATGGGGCCTTAGTCACAACCATTGTACCAAAATTGTCACCTGCGAGACCGGTAACAGAAAAGGTAGCTGGAGTGGCGTCAACACGCACTATGGACAGCAACACTGAATAGTCGGAGGTAGTGGTGACACTGATATCGATTTGCGTGGCATTTACATACGCACGTGAACCTTCAACAGTGGTCTTGACATGGGCCGCAACAAAGTATGTTCCGGGATTCAGGAACTGTATCTGGTAAGAAGTGAGTGTAGAACTAAATATAAGGGGAACATGAGCACCAAATCCAGTGGATGAGGCTCCAGTCCATATGGTGTTGTAGAACCCAGCCTGTGATGGTTGAGGATCCTTCAACTCCACCTCATAAAGTACATACAATTCACCAGCTTGTAAAGAAGCATCATTACCATAAGTGGCAAATGCTATTTGTCCCTGATCTAAATATGCACCCACGTTTGTACTAGACCCTGCCACAGATCCGTAATACCACTTGTTCGTGTCAGCCAGCTTACAATCCAGAATTAAAGTGCCCCACAAAGGCCCCTCAGTTGAGTAAGCCATATTAGATATGCTTGCTCTATCTGTAGGCAATGGATCACTTGAATCCGGATCGTACATCATAGTAACACGACCAGCAGTGGCAGTGGAGACCATAGGCACATACACCAACCGCAACCTACGTATTCGGTACAAATCATAATTTCCGGCGATCTGAGATAACCAAGGGAACGTGTTCGCAGACATGGCATTAACATTCATATTTGAGGTCCCTTCAGCACCAATCACCCCATTATTAACGAATGGGCCAACCTGAGTAGAGGTTCCTACAGAAGATATCAGTTCCTTATGCACAACACGAATAGTCCCTTTAGCTCCAGTGACCCTAGCACGACGGTTACTCACCACCATGCCATTGGAGACTCCTGCGACCATCCCACCCATAGAGCCAGGATGGGTGATAGCCCCAGTCAAATCAGCGGTGAGTTTCTCGAAATAATCCATCCCTTTCTGAGCATAATTAGCTGCCTTCACAGCTACCTGAGCATAAGGGTTGGCGAGTAACACCCCACCTGTAAGTTTGTTGACCTCATTGATCTCTTTGCCAATGGCTTTCATTTGCCTATTGACATAGGGCACCATCTGTTTTATTTTCTTGACCGCCATAAGTTAGCTTGTTTTTGTTTGAGAAGCACCACCAATAGTGATGTACTGCGTCTTTTGGTTGTTTTCGTGAAAAGAGTGGTTAGTTCTTTCAGGAGGGTCCTTGGATAACATCCCTATCACGGCTATAAGGACGATCACAATGATCCAAACCAACAGAAGTGGTAAGTGATCTATTGTTTCGCGAACTACTATAACACGTGACGCCATCAGAAGTGAAAATGCTGCTCAAAAGATACAGTTTCCCCAACAACAGTCATGGACACTGATGGACCATTCTCTGCTTTGAAATCTGCTTCCTTATACACTGCTTTCTCAGCAACCTTCTGATAAGCTGGACCCTCCCTATCCACTCTTTCCTTTGAACGCGACCTGCGTTGTTGTGCTGCTCCTGCATTTTCCATATTGGTTAGTTATGGGTGATTGAAGAGTTTTCATGCTCCGGAGAACCTGAGGAGAGTCATTTCCTCCTCGGGTTGTTCCAGGACTTCGCTCATTTTGAGTGGGCAAAACCCTTGCTCCAGAGCAATCTGTTCATCTGGTGTGATGCCAAATGCTAGCCAAAAAGAGTACCGTGATTCGGGGGTGGGTTCCAAGTCCTCAAATTTACATTCTCTACTAAACTTGTACTTCCACTGTTCTCGTAGTGACTCAGCAAGGTCAGAATTGCCATGAACCGTAGCGCCAGTAGGAAACTGTTTGAAAAAATCCTTGAGCACTGGAACACCATCGTTCATAACCCTTCCTCCCTTGCCTACCGCGTCAACCCATTGGGAACGGGCCACATCACTGGCTAAATCATTGAGACTGTGAAGATCTTTAGACATTGAAGAGTGCAAATTCCGAATCATTCTGTAATCATTCCCAACAAGAACGGGACGAGTTTGGCAAAACTCGACCTGCTCAAGATCATGCACTGTGTCTTCAACCTTCATAGTGAATCCAAGCTCACGATAATATTCAATCAGACCATTCCGAAACTTGGTTTCATCTCCAGCCTCAATCACCACCATACAGTCATCACCATTGTTTGCAAGTCTGAACCTCTTAAGGCCTTGCTTAACACACCATGAGTACACGGATGCACACATGATATAGCAATTGCCACTAGAGGTATTCATATCACCAGACATACGGCAACCCTGTACACGATACCGAATCTCTCCATCTGGACATCTAGCCAGACCACGGTTATTAATTTGCCAAGACAAGAGCCGTTTGAGATGTTTCCGTTGAGACTCAGGAAACATGGACACCCACATTGAGTGCTCAAATTCAAGAGCTTCCTTAGAAATATGTTGATCAAAACGACTAGCATCCATACCGATGCCAATGGGATTAGAAAACGACTGCCACATGGCAGCCATTTCTTGCCCGGCTACATCGGAACTAATACCTTTAAAAATAGTCCGCCCACCGAACGTCTTGTCTATGGCTTTGAACAATAGCTCTTCAGCGTGTCGCAAGTAGCGCCCCACTTCCACATTATACCTAGGATCCCTAGGCTGTATCACCCGTGGAGCAGGGTCGGGTTTAGCGGTGATATTGAGTTTTTCCGCCTTAACGAACGTTGATAGCCAAGCATCCTTCTCCCTAATGGGAAAGAGCGCTAACGACTCTGCAGCCCTCTGATACCGCTCAAGCTTGCGACCAGAATAAAATCCGAGAAACTGCTCGGTTGTCATTCTGGTGGTCTTAGCTAGATTGGTATTCAAAGCTCTACGGAACCGGGATAGTTGACCAAACGCTCCGGGGGTGGGTTTAGGAGTAGACTCAAGCTTACCTGACCTTTCGACCATATAAACCCTTTCTACTAGCCCCCGCCGAACATTACCCAAGGAGTGATCATGCACTCCGTACCGTATATGTGTTCCCATCCCCGTAAAACGGTACAATTTACGAGGTTTCGCGAGGGGTGGTCCTCTCTTCACCAGCATC